GTTGTTGGTCCTGCTCCCCCACCCCGAAGGGATTTGAGCTCGTTGTAGAATTCCGGCAAGCCGATGCACAAAGGCGACACTGCTCCACTACACTGGAAAGCGTGGGTTACCAACCCTGTTTTAAGTCACTAGACTCCGGGGATACCTACCCCGGGCGGCAGTACCACAGACACGCACTCCCCCCTTCCTCTATCTTCGGCTTAGATCCTTCGTCCAAGTCAGATCGCTACTCGTCCGCATGGCTAGAGTTGTGGGGTTATGGGTGTGGTGGTAGGAGGTTGTTCTCCTGGAAGCAAACATATATATGGTGTTTATGTGTTTATGGCGGACTTGGGTCCATGAACAAGATGCAGATTAGGACAGTTGATAAATGCACACACGCGCAGATGTTACTGTACCAGACGTACCGAGGATAGTGGGCAACACGACCGTTGCAATAGAGCTTGGGTCGGATTTCACTGCAGAACAAGCGTAAGCCAACGTGGTAAGACCAGTCGACGTAAGCATTCCGGTGCCATAAGTGGAGTTAAATCCATCCATGCCACCAAGTGTGCAGTTAGAGAGAGTAGGAAGACCTGACCAGGTACAATTGCCGTTAAGCGTACCCACCAGTTCAACCCAAATGTGGAACAAGCCGCTGATGCCCTGATTTAGAGTCACCGTGCTAGCTGTGATCGACACGTTCAACGAGCCAATCGCACTACCAACTGCCCCTGAGAGGGGCGCTGCAGCGTTGTTCGAGCCTAAATAGGCACAGTAGTAATCTTGTCTGGTGACGTTACTACTCACAATTGGTTTCTTAAACTCAATCTCATAAGTTAGCCACAAATCCCCAACTTGGTTGGTTCCTTGCATGCCTTGGGTTGCCACATATGTGACACCCACGTCGTAGAGGAGTTGATTATCTCCAGTTGGCACATTAGCGCCACGGACGTAGTGAACGTTGAAAGGGTTTTCCTTAGGATCGCACTCAATTGGATGAGCCATTGGTTCGGAAGGTACGACCTCGTTGGCCCAAAACTCATTCATCATCTGAGTCTTGGAGACGGGAGCGTTGTCATTCGAGCGATAACTGGTCTGGATCATCACTGACCCAAGCGCAGAATTGGTACCACTAATAGCCATTCCAGAAGTCGGAACGTAGTGGTACACCATACCCTTAATGTCGTACTCCTGGTACGACTGGGCAATACTCGACAACCAAGGAAACGTGCCAGACAAACCCGGATTAATGGTGAATGCCTGTTGCACAGTGAAGGCAGTTGAACCAGAGATGGTTGCAATCAACTCCTTGTGCCGCACAGTTATACTTTGATTGTTGGAGTGCATCATGGGCACTCCTGCAGAGGCTTTGGCAACAAGTGAATTACTCTGGACGGTGTAATCCCCTTGGCCAAGCCACTGCGACAACGATGCTCCGATCGAGGACCCCAAATGGGATCCTGCCGTGGGCGCACCAACCATACCACCTAAGGCGGAACCTCCCAACCCACCAAGGGCTCGAAGGACCTTGCCGAGTGCGGTCGGAGAAATGTCCTTGGCACTCGACTTGGTTGATCGTTTCTTATTCATTTTGCTAATTTGGGTTCGCTTCTTCATTGGACTAAAGCAGTAAACTTATGCCCGGTTGCAAGACAAGCCCATCGCGGGTAACCGCGTTGGTGTTGAGCTCATCAATGACAAAGTTCTTATAGTACTGCTCTAAACAAACCTGCTGATCCGGCGTAACTCCGAACGCGTAGAAATAACTTACACGTGCCGCTGCCGTAACCTTGTTGGCTTTACCTATCCCATCTGTCCGTTGGTACATTGAAGTACCGTGGAATATGGTGTCGCGCATACCATCCGAACACTTATCACCGTGTCGGAGCAGGCACTCGTAGAATGCCTGTTGGACGGGAACTCCCGTCGCAAGTATGCCACCACACTCACCCACAGCGTACAGCCACTTTTTAAAGCAGCCATTTCCACTGATTGGGATGAGACACATGGGGTCCTTCATCAACACCGCCGAATGATTCCGTACCATACGCCAGCCCGTTTGTAGCATCACGGGGCGCGTTTGGCAAAACTCAATTGAGTCGAAGTCATATACGGGTTGTTCAACAGTCATCGCAAACCCTTTCCGGATAAACCAGTTGGGCAGCACTTGCATGATATCAATCTCATGCTCGCGCTCAATGATGACGACACAATCATCACCATTGTTGCACAATTCAACCTTCACACCCATCTCCTTGAAGAAGGCGTGGACGAGCGAACACATAATCAGGCAATTGCCCAACGACGTGTTCAAATCCCCAGACGCGCGAGTACCGCGCATGCTGAAGGCCACCTCACCATCGGCGGCCCTAGCAACACCCGTGTTGGTGCGTTGCCAGCTGAGGATCTCACGAAGTTCCTTTGAACCGGGAAAAAGGCCTTCGTAGAATGAGTGCTCGTATGCCAGAGCCTCTGGGCTCACATGCATGTCGAATTTTGTGGCGTCGAGTCCGATCGCCACTGGGTTTTTGAACAGTTCCCATTTTTCACGTAGAACTGCTGCTGACTTGTCAGCATTCATACCCTTGATGACAGTCGCGGCCGTTTTGGCCCCGAATGCTTTGTTGATGGCACGGAAGAATGGCTTCTCCGCGTGCTTCAGGTAGGTGCCCAACACTAGGTTGTAGCGTGCGGAACGCGGGTTAATCACACGTGGTGCTTTACCGGTATCCTGCTTCTCGAATTTAACAAAAGAGGCGAGCCGCGAATCCTTGCGGGTCAGTCCTGTGCGCTGGAGGCTTAGCATTGCCTCGCGGTACACAACTAGCTTCTTGCCGGTGTAGCGGTCAACGACTTGTTGACGGCTTAGACGGGGCAGATTGGGCATGTTGCGAAGTACCTCAGTGCGGAACCGATTAAGGCTACTCTTGTTATACTCTGCATGACTCGTTGGTAGGGCGGGACGATAATCGTCTCCCACCTTACACAAAAAATAGCGTTCTACAAATGCTCGAGTGATGGTATTGACGTTGTTATTGTAGACACCCAGGTTGTGATCTGGGCCGAGACTGGAAACAACAACGAATTTCCGAGTCTTTGTGGGCATCCCGTTCCCGCGCACACACAACTTAGCACCTTTGATACCCTGCACCCGCCGAATCAAGTCCGGATCAGTTACAGTGTCGGTGCCGTGCACGGTACGCGGGCACCCTCAGCAAACCTGCGGAACCGCCACGGCACTAGGGCCGAAAGCGGTCCGCATCCAAGCTGGGATGCGCGTACGGACGGTGGCTAAATGGCTGAGGACATCCTCGCTAAAGTAGCCGTTCATCACGAATTGGCGATGGAGCTCTGTATCGCAGGCCCGCACATGTGCCTCGCGACAGATGCGTAGATACTCGCGTTGAATGAGCAAGACATTCGCCTCGGACGCGCCCATCACACCAAACTTGCTTCGAAGAGCTACGATGGAGGCGGCGGCGAACCGGGGGATCATGATGACCCGCATGGACTGGTCACGAAGGGCAAGGGCCTCCTCGGGACTCAATCCATTCTTCTCCATGGCAATTTCCCAATCCGCAAAGGTTAGGCGCTTATGGAGGAAGTCGGTGGCGTCAGACAACTCGTACGACTGTTCACGTCGGACGTCCTTGATAACGTTGGCAACCACCTCAACCGAGTGACCTCGGGTGTGCTCGGTCATGCAGGTTTTAACCTGGTCACGGACCTCGCTGTCGGCAGCAAATTCCTCAAAAACCGATTCGTCTACACAAGTGAGGAACCGCATGAGTTTGCTGCCGAGACGCGCATTGGTCCAGTGGCACCGGGCCCATCCAAGGGGCGAGGTGGTGAACCGAACCTTACGCGGGGCACTCCACTTGTCCATAAGTGGGCGTGCGACGACATCGATTTTCGCGCCGTACATGTTAGCTGGTAGGATTCTTGGACAACCCAGGTAACTGTTAAAAACCCTCTTCGTTGAAAAGGTAAAAAC